TGGTCATCTGAAAGCTCGATCATTTTTTAGCGTGGAGTTCACAAGATGCTTTACAACCTTTACAATAAAATTAAAATCTACTTTACAAATATATATGCTCATTTCATTTACAGACCTAGCTAATCTCAAAAGTGTTACAAGGCAAGCGATCTACGATAGGAAACGTAAAGGATTTTTTGATAAAGCGATTGTAAAGCACAATGGTAAAGAATTACTAAATTCAGAAATTGCTTTACAACTATGGGATAAGACAGAAGTAAATATTATAAAAAAGGAAACAAAAAAAGATTTAAAACAAAAGATAGATAGTTTGCCATCTGATTCCATACCAGATTTTGCAGAAAGTAAAGCTAAAAGAGAATTTTATCTTGCAGAATTAGCAAAGTTAGATGTATTAGAAAAGAAGAAAGAATTAGTTAGTGTAGAAGAAATAAAAAAAAGCAGTTTTGCAAAAGCTAGAGCTATAAGAGAGCAACTTATAAATTTAGCAGATAGGTTAAGTCATCAGTTGGCAGGTGAAGATGATGCAACTGTTATTTATAAAATTATTAATAGTGAGCATAGAGAAGCACTAGAGAATTTATCACAATGAACGCATGGGAAGAGGGATTCTTAGCAGGGTTAAGACCAGAAAAAGCCTTAACTGTTAGTGAATGGGCTGATACTTATAGAATTTTATCTAGTAAGGCTAGTAGTGAACCAGGTAAATGGAGAACAAGCAGAACACCATACCTAAAGGAACCTATGAATTGTTTAGGTACACAAAGCCCTGTACAACGTGTGGTGTTAATGTTTGCTGCACAGACAGGAAAAACAGAAGCACAGAACTGTTGGTTAGGTTATGTAATAGACCATGCACCTGCACCTATGTTGTTAGTGCAACCTACTTTAGAAATGGGTAAGAGACTTAGTAAACAAAGATTGGAAAGTATGATTACTGATACCCCATGTCTAAATGAAAAGATTGCACCATCTAGAAGTAGGGATAGTGGTAATACATTAAGCAGTAAAGAATTTCCTGGTGGAATGATGTTAATAACAGGTGCTAACTCAGCAACAGGACTAAGATCAACACCATGTAAGTATATAAGTTGTGATGAAGTTGATGCGTTTCCATCTGATGCATCAGGTGAAGGTGATCCTGTAGCACTTGCGGAAAAGAGGGCAACAACATTTAGTACACGTAAAAAAGTATTACTTACATCTACACCTACAATTAAAGATTTTTCAAGAATAGAAAATGAATACCTAACATCAGATCAGAGATTATATTTTGTACCCTGTCCCATTTGTGGAGAGTATCAAGATTTACGCTGGAAACAATTACAGAAAGAAGATGTGAATAATGTGCAATATAAATGTATACATTGTGATGGTTTATTTGATGAGAGCCATAAAACAAAGATGTTAAGACAGGGTGAATGGAGGGCAATGAAACAAGGTGATGGTATAACAGCAGGTTTTAGATTAAATGGTTTATATAGCCCATTGGGTTGGTTTAGTTGGAAAGAAGCGGTTATGGAATTTAATAAGGCAAAAGGTGATGCACCATTAATAAAAACTTTTGTGAATACCAGATTAGCAGAGACATTCGAGACCGACTATGTAAGTGCCATGAGTGCTGAAGGGTTGTTAAAAAGATGTGAAAGTTATGAACAGGCAACCTGTCCAGAAGGTGTTTTATTTCTTACTCAGGGTGTTGATTGTCAGGTAGACAGATTAGAAGTTAGTACATGGGGTTGGGGTAAAGGTGAGGAATCATTTTTTATTGATCATATTGTGTTATTTGGAGATCCACATCAGGCAGAAGTATGGAAGCAACTAGAGATTGTAATAAATCAACAGTATGAACATGAGAGTGGTAAAAGTCTTGTACCTGTTATTACTGCTATTGACTCAGGTGGTTTACATACTTCAGAGGTTTATCAATTTGCTAGAGAAAAAGTAGCACAGGGTGTAATTGCTATTAAAGGACAATCACAGGCTAATAAACCTGCTATAGGTAGACCTACAAGAGTAGATATTAATTTTAGGAAAGCTAACAGGGCAATAAAAAAAGGAGGGCAGGTCTATCCATTAGGAGTAGATACTATAAAAAATACTTTGATGGGTAGATTAAAGAATAATAAAATTGGTAGTTATGGTTATGTACATTTTCATGCAAGTACTACAGAAGAATTTTTCAAACAGTTAACAGCAGAAAGACAGATATTAAAAACTAATCGTAGTGGTTTTCAAGTTCCACGATGGGTAAAAAAGGCAGGTGTTAGAAATGAATGTTTAGATACATGGGTATATAGTTATGCTGCTATGTCGTTATATATCAGTAAATTCAATAGAAATACAGTATGGGAACAGTTAGAAAATAAAATTAATGAAACAGATAATGTAGTTAAACAAAAAAAAGGTACAATAAAGAGAACACGTAAAACTGATTTTGTAACCAACTGGTAAAACTATGTTTAAATCTGATTTACCTAGTGAAATAACTGCTGGTACTACTATCGAATGGGTAGACGAAGCTACTACTGCTGGAATAAATGAAACTATTAGTAGTCCTGATTGGACATTAGAGTATTATTTACGTACAAATACATCTAGTGAAGGTCATACAGCTACAGGTACACAATATTCAAACAGTTCTGGTTGGCAGTTTTCTATAAGTGCTACTGCAAGTGCAGAATTTATTGCAGGTAATTGGTTTTGGTCAGTTAGAGCATTTAAGGGTGCAAAAGTATTTGAAATTGGTAGTGGTGAATTAACTGTAAAACAATCATTGCAATATACTGGTACACCTGCTGCTATTGATAACAGAACACAAAATGAAAAAGATTTAGATGCTGTTACTGCTGCTATTAGAGCAATGGTAGAAGATAAGGCACAGGAATACAGTATTGGTAATAGAACATTTAAGAGGATAGATTTAGATAAGCTAGAAAATCTACAGGCTAAATTAAAAAGTAGAGTTGCAAGCGAAAAGCGGTATAGTTTAATTAGTCAGGGTTTAGGAGACCCTAAAAACCTCTATGTACGCTTTTAGGTAACTTAAATGGGTTTAATTAATGCTTGGAGGGGCTTAATTTCCTCTAATGATGATCTAAATAAGCGTAGAAATCGCTTAAAAAGAATGTATGCAGGTGCAAAATTTGACCGCACTAATTTAAGTTGGGTTACACCTTTATCTTCACCTGATCAAAGTTATAAAAATTCTATAAATACACTTAGAAAACGTGTACATGATTTAGTACGTAATAATAATTATGCATCACAGGCAATAAGATATGCAACTAACCAGATTGTAGGTCAGGGTGTAACAATGCAAGCACAGATTAAAAGTCAGCGTGGAGGTACACCTAATACAAGAATAAATGAAAGTATAGAGAGTGAATGGAGTAGATGGGGTAGAAAAGATAGTTGTGATATACGTGGTGTTCTTTGTTTTTCTGAACTGGAAAGATTAGCTGTTAGATCAATGATAGAAAGTGGAGAATGTTTTATTGTTATTCATAGAAAGGCATATGGTAGAAGTAAAATACCATTTTCATTAGAAATATTAGAAGCAGAACAGTTAGATGAAGATTATAAAGGTGCTACTAAAAGTAATAAGAATGTATGGCGGTTAGGAATAGAGTTAAGTCCAGAAGGTAGGGCTGTTAGTTATGCGTTCTTAAAAAAACACCCAGGTGATACTAATTTTGCAACAATTCCAGAAGATAGAAGGCATATTATTGTAGCTGCAAAAGATGTTGTACATTTATTTTTGCCATTAAGACCAGGGCAGCATAGGGGCGTACCATTTTTAGCAAGTGCAATAAACCATTTACATCAATTAGATGGCTATATAGAAGCAACAGTTGTAGGACAACGTGCAAGCAGTGCCTTAATGGGATTTATTACAAGTCCAGAAGGTGAACTTGATGTAGGTGGTGAGGTATTTGATTATGAACGTGTTAGTGGATTTGAACCAGGCACATTTAAATATTTAGCACCAGGAGAAAGTATATCTGTACCTGATTTAGATAAAGCAAATGGAGAATTTGAACCATTTGTTAGGGCTATGTTACGTAGTATGGCTAGTGGTTTAGGTTGTAGTTTTGAAGCTATAAGTTCTGACTATTCACAATCTAATTACAGCAGTAGCAGGTTGGCAATGTTACAGGACAGAGACCATTGGAGAACAATACAGAAAATGCTAAAAGAAAGTTTCTATCAACCTATATTTGAACAATGGTTAGAAATGGCAGTATTAAGTGGTACTTTATCTTTGCCAACATATTCAACAACACCTGAAGTATATGAAAAGGTTAGATGGGTTTGTAGGGGTTATAGCTATGTAGATCCACAAAAAGAAATTGCTGCACAAAAAGAAGCAGTTAGATGTGGTTTTAAAACTTTAACTGATGTTGTATCAGAAAATGGTGGTGATATAGAAGAACTGTTAATAGCTAGACAGACAGAACTAGCAAAACTAGATGAGATGAACATTATTACAGATAGTGATCCATCTGCTACAAATAAATCTGGTGGTAGTCAATTTAAACCATTTAATACTGTTGATCCTTTTGGTGATACAGAAGCACCTACAGGTGAAGATGCAGAAAACGTAGCAGAGGGTTCTGATGGCAACTATTAATGGTACAGAAATAGACCTTATGCCTACAAAAGGTATGAGGGAAGAAGCACAAAGATATAGAGATTGGAAAGCAGAAGGTGAAGCAGGTGGTACAGAAGTTGCACGTAGAAGGGCAACACAAATATTAAGCGGTAATGAACTAAGTCCACAGGTTGTTATTGAAATGTCAGCATGGCACGCAAGACACGCTGTAGATCAGGAAGCAGAAGGATATAGACCAGGGGAGAAAGGCTATCCAAGTAAAGGTAGAGTTTCAGCCGCAGCATGGGGAGGGGCAGCAGGTAAAAGTTTTTCTGATGCAAAATCAGCTAGAATAAAACAGTTA